TACACAAAAACAAATATCACAGCAACCGAATAAATCAAAATGTCAAACCAATCAAGCACTGGTGGAGCTAGAAGTAGCGGTACAAGGATGAAAATTATAAAATTGAATGTCAATGTGGATAATGCCCGACATGCTGTTTACAGTAAAGATTTAGTTAAAGATCTATTGTCAAAGGTTCCACAAATTGGAGTCCCAATATTTGCGGCTAACACATTATCGAGTAATTTGAAGCAAATTATTGAAGATTGGAATCTGGAGATGAATACTACTGGAATTGTCTTCTGCGCAATTAGTATGAATTGTCTGAAGTTTTCTGGGTCAAGAGCTCCACAGAATTTTGCAGATGGAACGAGTTTGCATTATGGAGATTATGAGGCGGATATGTCTGCATTGAAGAGCACAAATGTTTTGCATGCTACCAAAGGTGAAATCAAGACAGATATTTCAGATGAGACAATCATCAATTTCTGTAAGTCTGTCTATGAATCTATTGATGGTGCATTCAGATGGTTAGTGGATTTGATTGCCTGTTATCAAACTAGACCTATGAATGGAACAAATATTGAGTCATACTTTATGGCAATATCAGGAACAAGAGTCCGAGGAAAAATCATCGTTCCACTCATTGAGTTTGCAGCAGCATCTTTCCCCAAAGTTACCGATAATTCCGATTTGAGAACGGGTTTATCAAAAGCGAAATTTATGAGATATCATACTGCAAAGTGCTCAACACCAGGTTTAGTTTCAAGGTTTCTGAACTCTGTTCCAACATTGAGAGCTAAACTTGCTGATGCAACAGTTGAAGCATTGATCGCTGATGCTGTAGCAGACTATTGGGATCTAGACAAAGCAGAACTAATTCCGAAGAGATTATTAGTTGCAGCATTTATCTATTTTGAGGTGTCTAAGATCGAAGTTGGAGATTGGTATCAAGGAAAAAGAGCTATGTCTGAGACAAGTGGCACTACAATTACTCAGGTGAGAGCATTTATGAAGAAATATAATGAGATGGTCCTGGAAGATGCTGATGTTGATAAGATATCTAATCTGGGAGAAGCTGCTAGCCATATCCCGCAAGGAATATTGTAAGGATTGAAGGTATTGGTCTTATAAAAAATTGGTCAGACACGGATAGGGATATATCGTGGTACAAACGGTAAATCAAGTATTGGAACTAGGAGAACAACGAAAATAAAAAGAAAATCATAAGTTGAATATTATGCTCATATGTCTAGTATTCCGCTCATGTTATCTACTATTCAATTATATTTTGAATATTTAATTGTGATTAGCTCGATTTCTGTGATGTTTGGTTCTATA